TATTATAAGTCTTATTAGTTAAGGATGAAGTGTAGAGTGTCATATTTGTCTTGTTAATATTGATTTTTGATGTTAACGTGCAATATTTGGCATTTTAATTTTTGAATAAAAGGATGGTGAATATTAATGGCTTACCTTATGGATCGAAAAGGTGATGCGGAAATCCAGATGCTTGGTGTAAAAGCCGTTAAGGATTACGCCAAAAAAATAAGTGGAGTTTATGGAAAGATAATGGATGGTGATTTAGTTTACTGTCATGGTTGTAATGAATTTCACGCATCAAATAATTTTTATAATGATAAACGTTTTGGTAGTGGTCTATATCCTCTTTGCAAAAAGAAATTAATAGAGATGGCTACTGATTATGATAAGAAAAATAAAATATATGTTGACAACAGAGAAAAGACAATAAAAGTATTTCAGATGTTAGATATACCTTTTATTGATTCTGTATATCAATCAGCATTACAGACAACTCAAGAAGCTATTGGAGAAAAGAATCGTTCTACCGCTTATCAACATATGATAACAATTATCAAGTCTTTACCACAGTATAAAGGTATGACTTTTGAAAATTCAGAGTTTGGAGATTTAGGCAATCCTGATGATGAGCAATTAGCAAAAAGAAAACCAAGAAAAGAGATAGTCAAACTATTTGGTAGTGGTTTTAGCAATGAGGATTATTTATATCTTCAAGATCAGTATGATGATTGGTGTGCGAGAACTCAGGTAGACTCTAAGTCTCAACAGACTTATGTAGTACAGATTTGTTCTCAGTTACTTGATATATATAAAGACAGAAAAGTTGGTAAAGACGTTACTAATAAATTAAAGTCTTTGGACACTCTTATGAATAGCGCAAACTTGCAGCCAAAGCAGAATGTAGATAATTCAGCTTCTGACAGTTTAACATTTGGACAACTTATTGAAAAGTGGGAAAACGAAAGACCTATTTCAGAACCATCCGAAGAATTTAAAGATGTTGATGGTATTGGTAAATATATAAGAGTTTGGTTTACTGGTTGGTTAAGTAAAGCATTAGGTTTAAAGGCTAACGTTTTTACTCAAGAGTATGACGAAGAAATTGCAAAGTATGTCGTTGAAAAACCAGATGAATTTGAGGAAGGTACTAGTAGTGATATTTATGATCGTCTGTTTGGAACTGAAGGCGGTGATAAATAATGGCTAGAAATAATAAGACAGATACCGAGATACGTCAAGATAAAACAGAAAGAATAATGAATATTATTGACGAGAGGTGTGGATATTACAGAGCAAATCCACAAAGATTTTGCGAAGAGTTTTTGAGTATCCATCTCAAGTTATTTCAGAAGATACTTATATGGGCAATGATGCATTATGATGCATTTTATTTTTTGGCTTCAAGAGGATTGGGAAAAACGTATTTAGTAGGCTTGTTTGCTGTATGTAGGTGTATTCTTTATCCGGGAAGTAAAATAATTTGTTGTAGTTATACATTTAAGCAAGGTAAAGAAATCATATTAAAGATAACTGATGATTTTATGCAAAAATCTTCGTTATTGCGAAATGAAATATCTAGAGTAAGTACTGGACAGAATGATTGTTTTGTATATTTTAAAAATGGTTCTTGGATAAGAGTTGTTGTGGCGGGAGAAAGTTCTCGAGGCGCTCGTTCAAATATTCTCATTATTGATGAGAGTAGACTTGTTCCACAAAAAATAGTTGATACTATTCTTCGTCCTATGAATGCTGCTCCAAGACAACCGGGTTATCTTAGAAAACCAGAGTATGCTCATTTATCTGAAATGAATAAAGAGTTTTATTTATCTTCAGCTTTTTATTCTGCTTCTGAGATGTATGAAAAAGTTAAAGCCTATACTGCTAATATGTTAGATCCTCGACTGAATTATTTTGTATGTGACCTTCCGTATATGTTGAGTATTAAAGAAGGATTGTTAATGAGACAGCAAATAATTAACGAAATGTCTGAGGCTACATTTAGTGATATTTCATTTATGATGGAGCGTGAGGGAATCTTTTATGGTAGTGCTGATAATGCTCTCTTTGATTATAAAACTTTGGAAGCGCAAAGAATAATTGGAGATTGTTTATTTGACCTAGACTATTATAGATTAACTAAGGCAAAGATGCCTGAAAAGAAAAATGAAGAAATAAGAATACTTTCGTTGGATATAGCACTCTTGGCATCGAAACGACATAATAACGATGCGAGTGCTTTTATTTTGCACTCTGGTATTCCTACAAGTTCAAATGAATATATAGATAACATTGTCAATATTAGTACTTGCGAAGGATTAACTACCGAAGAATTAGGACTAGAAACTTTACGAAGATTCTATCAATATGATTGTGATTATTTAGCAATTGATGCGAACGGTAGCGATGCCGCTTATATTGGTAACAATATAATGAAAAGAGCGAAATTAAGCGGGGAGGCTGAAATGCTAATCCGAACCGAAGGCTATGTTTAAAAGCATAGTCAGGGGCAACGCATAGGTAGTGAACCTGTAAAACAGAATATAATCTACCCACGAGGTCGCTCTATCTTTTAAAAGAGGAATTGTTGGATAAATACCAACCACCTCTTTTTTATTTTATATAGAAAAGAGGTAAATAAAATGTTAATTAGTAAAACTGCAAAGGTTAAATGGAATTCTAAAACAAAGAAACATTACGAAGACTTAGGGTATATATATACAAAAATGGGAGATGAATTTGAAGTTGATATTAAGGATTTAACGAATGGAAGTAGATCTATTATTGAATATGAATGTGATTATTGTCATAAGATAAAACAAATAGAATGGGAGACATATAATCGAAAACGAAATAAAAGCAATCTTTGCACAGATTGTTGTCAAAACTGTCTTCAAATAAAAGCCAAAGAAAGTTTGTATAATAAATTTGGAACTTACAATATTCGTAATGTAGATAAAATTAATGAGAAAATAAAACAAACAAATTTAATAAAATATGGATGTGATAATCCCTTTGGAAATAAGGATGTTCAAAACAAAATAAAACAATATTATATTGATAATTTTGGAGTAGAACATAATATGCAAATTCGCAAATGTGTTGAAAAATCTCAACAAACCCAACTAGAACGATATGGCGTAAAAAACTATGGCGGTCTTTGGAGTCAACAACATTCTGGAGAATTAAGTCCTGTATGGATTGGTGACAAAATAAAAAATAAACGAACAGAACGGGAAACTCCCAAGTATAGACAATGGAGAAAAAATGTTTTTAATAGGGATTTATTTACTTGCCAAAAATGCGGATCTCGAAATGGAAATGGTAAATATATTAGATTAGAAGCACATCATATATTTAATTGGAATGATTATCCTGAAATGAGATATGAGGAAGATAATGGAATTACATTATGTCAACAATGTCATATGAATTTTCATTCCATGTTTGGAAAGAAAAATAATACCAAACAACAATTAGAACAATTCCTAAGTAAAAAAAGATAAAAAGATATGCTGAACTAATAGGAATAAAAACTATTAGAATTATAAGATAAAAAACTTATAAGTTAACAAATTGATTGGACAAGCCGTATTGGATTATATTATGGGTGCTGATAGATATGATCCAGTATATAACGAAACATATGGTGCATTAAATGTAATGAACAATCCAGATCTTGAGGATAGATGTAAAGTAAAGAATGCGCCTAAAGTTATATATGCTATTAAAGCAAATGCTCGTAGTAATAATGATATGACATTAGCTCTAAGAGCAGGATTCCAAAACAAATATATTAATCTTTTGCTGCCTGATACAAACATTGAAGAAAAACTTTCTAAGATAAGAGGTTATGGTACTCTTTCTGAAATGCAACAGGCTAGTATGAGGATGCCTTATGTACAGACTACTTTGTTAATAAACGAGTTAATAAACTTAACACATGATACAAGTAATGGACTAATCAAGGTTAAGGAAAAAGCTGGAATGCGTAAGGATAGATATAGTTCCTTACAGTATGGTTATGCTCTCTTACAAGAATTAAGTAAGGGACTCAAACCAAAACAAAATACAAATGATTTATTATCAAAACTAAAAATACGCCCAGCTAAGATAGTGGGCAGATGAAGGAGGTGCTAGATGGCACAATCGAAAACTTCTAAGGTGTCAAATAAAGCACCAACACAACCAACCGTAGCAGAAATCAAAGAATGGTACGGTCAAAATAAAGATAAGTTAGATCTGTTAACTTCTTTCGATAGCAAGAAAGACAAGGATAAGCTACTTAAACAATTGAGAGATGTTGGAAAGACATATAAGAAAACTATAAGTACATTTGATAAAGAAAAACTTAGATTGTATTTACAGAACATAGGTTCTAACGAAAAGAATTTACGAGCATTAAGTTGGTATCTTCTTTATCGTTCTCATATTTATTATAGAATCATGTGTTTCTTTTCACAGATGTTCTGTCTTGATTGTAGAAGTATAATTCCAAAGTATGATTTAGTTAAGGAAAATAATCCGGACAAAGTTTTGAAGGCTTATCAAAATACTCTTGATGCAGTATCTCTTATGAGACTTCAGCAAGAATTTTTGCCAATTATCTTTACATGCTTTGTTCAAGATATTTACTATGGTATTTACTTACATGATGAGACTGGTGTATTTCATATGCAACTTCCAGCGGATTATTGTAAAATAGCTGGTAAATATATGACTGGAGACTTTTCTTTTTATTTCGATGCTTCTTGGTTAAGAAACAGACAAGAGTTAGTTGAATACTTGCCTGATGCATTTGAAGAAGTATGGAAGAATTATGAACGTACTGGTGAAAAGTGGCAAGTGCTTCCACCAGAGATTCAAGTATGTATGAAATTTAGGGCTGAAGATTATGAGTTAATAGTTCCACCATTTACTGGAATATTTAACTCAATAATTAATCTTTCAGATCTTGAAGATGTACAAGCTGCTGGTGATGAAGCTAGTGTATACAAAATGTTATGGTATGAACTTGAAACAATATCAGGTAGTAAGACTATTGATGATTGGAAAATCGATCCGGAATTAGCATTGCCATACTATGACAAATTTGAAGAATCTGTACCAGACTATATTGCTACTGCGATTGTTCCGGGACAAATTCATGAAATAAACTTTGATGACGACAAGGCTTCCGATACTACAAAAGTATCTAAGGCGACAGAACAAGTCCTCAATACTGCGGGTGGTGCTGAGATATTAAACGGCGCGACAATTAATAATACCTATGCATTTAAGATGGCTTGTATTGCCAACACAGAATTTGCTATTTCTTCTCTTCTACCTCAGATTCAATCTTGGGTAACAAGAATGTTAGGATATGAAAAAGCAAATGATTGTAAGGTAAGATTCATGCCTATATCTGTTTATACAAAAGCAGACTACAGAGAACAATTACTTTCTTCTGGTCAGTATGGATTACCAACCAAATTAGCAATCAATACACTTAACGGATTTAATGAGAAAGATACTCTTGCTATGAATTATGTTGAGGAAGAATTATTACATCTTAGTGATAAATTAGTTCCTCTTAATTCATCCTATACCCAGAGTGGTACTGAAGACGGATATACTTCTGAGACTGGACAGGGAAGACCACAAGTAGACGAAGGTGATCTTTCTGATTCAGGGGAACGTTCACGTAATCAATAGCATTTCGCAAAAATAAATAATATACAACATTGCGAATTAGCAATGTAAGATAAGGGGATACGGATAGCACCTCTTTCCCTAGTGGGGGACATTAAATATACCATGAACGCTCGGCAATAGGTGATATGTTGTCAGCTATCCAACATAGGAGTCGGCAACCTTAACCGACAGTAACGAGGTAAGCGAAGTTAACCTTAATGCGCGATAACTCTACTGCCGAGTACCACGCTCGGATTAATGTAAGAGGTGGGGTTTAAGTCATTTGCCCTAGTAAGGAAATGTGCGGAGTAATCCAAGAACGGGTGCGGTAGGTGTTCCTCGACCTATGCTATAACGGAGGATTATGATGTCGGTATGGAGACGTTAAACCCATATAGGTGGTCAACGAAAAGACCTAAACACGTAGGTGCGTGATGGCACTGGTGTAGCCCTATTCCGAGGAGGCACGTTTCACGTAGGTGTTTATATGGTTTGTGAAGAGCAGTAAAACGCTTCAATATCGGATGTCCATATATCTACTTACTCACCTATCCTATTGGTAGGTTGAGCTGAGATTTTGTCACGAAAATAATATATTATTCGTGACATTTTCGTTAACCGTTGAAGCGTAAGATTTGCTAGGCTCTTACGTGGAGGTTCTACCGTAAGTTACGGTGTGCTTACCCTAGCTAGGAGAAATCCGAAAAGAAAATACCGAGACTCGCAAAGGGTAAATCGGCAGTAAACTGCAATTACTGCCGTTGTTGCGAGAAATTATATTGAACAGTTCTCACCACGCCTCTGATTTAAGCGTACCACGGTGTGACATATGACAGAAGTCTCCACACCTCTCAATGAAGTGTCCAATGGAGGCACATATAAGGAGAGAGCCGTATTGATTACGGTTGCGGAGTAGGCTGTAATAGGCTTGCTCCGTGTTTTTATTATTTTTATATAGAAAGGAATCGAAAATGGTTAAGAAAAAATTACTTACGATTGACGATTTAGTACAGTTTTGTATGCAAAACAAACTTACAAAATTTAGTGCTAAAGAATATGGTCAACCATTAGCCGTTCAAGTTCCTACAACATTTGAAATCGAAGATAATTCCGATGATAACCATCGTGGCATGATGAGATTGAAATTCAGAATTTTACATGATGGACTCAATCGAAATAAAAGTTTTGTGTCACATAAATCTGCAGTAAAGGCTTCTGCTACTATTGCTGATAGACCTATACTTGCTGCAATACATCAGTTAGATGACGGAACTTGGGATTTCAAATCTCACGAAATGGAAATAATCGAGAATGATGAAGGTGAACCTGAGATCAATTATATAGAAAAACAAGTTGGTTCGTTTTCTTCAGAGAAACCATTTTGGGAACATGACGATGATACGGACAAAGATTATCTTTGTGCATATGGATATATTGCGGAAGAATATACTAAAGCCGCTGATATTATTCGGAATAAAGGTTGGACAAAGAATAGTTGTGAGTTAGTTATTGAAGATATGTCTTTTAATGCTAAAGAAAAGCAACTTGAATTAAATTCTTTTTATCTATCTGGTTCGACACTTTTAGGACGAGATGATGACGGCACTCCAATTGAAGAAGGAATGCTAGGAAGTCGTGCAGATATTGCTGACTTTAGTAAAGAGAATAACAGCGTATTCTCACAGAATGAAATGGTTATTGAGATGTTATCTGCTCTCAATGAGAAAATAGATAACCTTAATATAAATCAAAATACTTCGAAGAAAGGAGGAACTGAAGCATTGAAGAAAGAATTCGATGAACAAGCTGAAGAGGAAATCAAGGGAACTCCTTCTACGGAGAACTTTGATGGTGAAGATGGTAACGATGGAACAGACTTCTATCAGGATTCTGAAGGCGGTGAAACTGAAGGTGGAGAGCCTGAGGGTGAAACTGAAGGCGGTGAAACTGAAGGCGGTGAAACTGAAGGACAGTCAGAAGGTGAAGAAGGTAATGACGATGATGAGGACGAAGGAGAATTAACAATTCCACTTGGTCAGCGTGATGATGACGATACTGCTGATTCTAAAAAGTATTCTGTTGAACTTACTATCAATACCGACAATGGAAAGAAAACATTTTCCACTATGATGGAAAAACTCAATGCTCTTTATGAATTAGTAAATTCAACATACAGTGATGCAGATAATGATATTTATTCTGTAGATGCTGATGAAGAGAAGAAAGTTGTAGAGATGCATCAGTGGTTTGGTGGTAAGCATTATAGACAGTCTTATTCTGTAAAGAAAGATGTATATAGTCTTGTTGGAGATAGAGTTGAAACTTATGTTAAGTATCTTACAGAGGACGAAATTAAATCTCTTGAGAATATGAAGTCTAACTACGCTTCTATCGAAAGCAAACTTGCCCAGTATGAATCTGAACCAGACAAGATAAAACTTCTTGAGTCTGAAGATTATGCACAAATCAAAGATACTGAGGCTTATGCGAATCTTGCCAAGAGAGATACATATTTCTCAATGAGCAAAGAAGAACTTGAGAAAGAACTTGATAAGTGTTTACTTGAGTTCGCAAAGCATAACAAGATTGAGTTTAATGCTGATGAATCTGAGAAGAAAGACGTAGGCGTTAAACTATTTGGTAACTTATCAAAGAAAGGTTCTGAGTTAACTCAAGGTAGATACGGCGGAATCTTTAAGAAGTAAACAATTTAATATGGTGGAGTGGATAACTCCGTAAAGAGATAATAGGATGAGTTATACTCTCCTACTCTGCCTCTATAAATATATAGAGGATATGGTGGATAACTACCACCCATCCTCCTATGCAAGTAAGTCATGATAGGGCGTTACTCCTATCACTTGCAAATACAAATTAAAGAGACTGCGAAATGTGGTCTCTTATTTTTGTGTGGAGGAAATAATGAGTATACAATTTACTTATGTAGATGAATCATTTCCAGAGTTGGCAAAAAATTTTAAAGACCAGTCTAAAATTCATGTAACAAAGTCTTGTAAAGATATAGTTGAATTAGTTTGTCCTTGTTGTGGGAAAATATATAAGTCTCGTGTAGTTGATTATATTAAAGCTGGACATGTTCCTTGTTTAACATGTAATGATGGATTTCCTTATCCTGAAAAGTTAATGGCTAATATATTAAAACAACTAAATATAAAATATAAATATCAATATTCTCCCGAATGGGCAAAACCATATAAATATGATTTTTATTTTATATATAATAATCAAAAATATATTATAGAAACTGATGGTGGATTAGGACATGGATATAATGATGCTTTTGGTAGATCGGCTCAAGAATGTTTGGAGATTGATATAAAGAAGGATAAACTTGCGATACAACATGGAATTAATATTATTCGAATAGATTGTAATTATGAGAATTACAATAGATTTAATTATATAAAATCCAATGTTATAAAAGAATTATCTTCTATTCTTCCATTGGAAAATATAGATTGGAGTTATTGTAATCTACAATCTTTAAAATCAAAATTTCAAGAAGTTTTAGAGGTTTATAAAAACGGAATAAAATGTTTAGAAGATATATCTAATGAATGTGATATTAAAGTTCGTACGGTTATTAAATATATAACTGAAGCAATGGATAGTGGATTGATTCCAAAAGAAAAATTAGATATAAAAAAGCATAAACGTAAAAACAGAGTTCCTATTATTAAAGCTAGAATTATTACAAGAGATGAAGCTAAAGATAATTCTATATATTGTTATGAAGATGCTTTGTTATTTAAAACCTCAACAGATACTTCACTATATTATGGTTTTAATAGAGGTAGTTTTTCTATAGCAATGAATAAAAACAATGGATACTACAAAGGCAGACATTTTGTAAAGTTTAAGGATATACCAAAAGATTTTAATTATGAAAGAATAGTTTTTGACTATTCTTCATATAATAATAGTAGTAGTAAAAAAATTATTTGCCAATATACCTTGGATAATAAATTAAAACATATTTATATTCGTAAAGAAGAATTGCCAGATGGTATGTATTTTAATAACATATGGAGATCGTGCGTTAATCAACGTGAAACTGCTTATGGATATAAATGGAAAATATTAGATAAAAAAGATGAATTTGAAATTTTTGAAATGATACGAGCAAATCAATTTGCTCGTTTTTATTTTGCAAATTAATTGAAAGGAGACAAAATCATGAGTATTGATTTTTCAAAGAACGCAACTCATGTCGTAGCTTTCCCATCATTTGTAGCATCCGCTATGGGACAGTATGGACATGTAATTAATCTTGTTATGCAAGCTTCAACGGATAACGGTGTACTTGCTGCAAAGGGCGATTATGTAAAGTTTGAGCAGTATAAGATGGCTGCAGTTGCAGACAATAAGGTTGAAGGTGTGATCAGAGAGGCAGCTGCTGAGGGCGGTTGGTATGTAGAGTTTACAAAGCTCGATGGACAGATCTTCTTTGTTTATAACACACCAAAGAGTCCTTATCCAGAAGTAGAGCTTAGAGATGAGGCACTTTTCTACAACGCTACTGGCGATGTAACACAGGGTATGGAACTCCACCTTGGTGATATTGTAACTCTTTCAGACAACGCTTTCACAGGAAATGATCCTGAAGATGGCGCTACAGTTAAGTACAGTGCTGGAAAGTACGTTGTACAGTAATTTGAGGAAAGGAGGAAATTAAAATGGCTAAGAATTTTAACGAGCATGTAATGGCTGTATTTTCAGCTAACGACACAACTTATGATGCAGTTTCTAATCTTATGACAGACGTAGCTCTTGGTCGTGAGATTTTTGATGCTGAAACAAATAGAGTTATCACAAAGACAGAAGCTAATGCAAGAATCCTCGACTTTTCTCGTCAGATACTCGGCATTACAGATATCAAGGATAAGAAGGCTGTTCGTAGAGCAATCAGAGATAACGGCAGAGCTTGGTATGATATTATAGAAGATACTGTTGATACAGTTATCGATGTAAACTTCAAAGAGAGTGACTTCTTTAATGCACTCGTAGATAGAAAGACAATTGGTTATGGCGACAGACAGGATTTCGTTATTGAGGATGAGGATGCACTCTTCTCAATCGCAAAGGCTGGTGAGTCACATCATGACCACATCCTTCAGAGACTTCGTGGAAGAAGAACAATTCCTGTAGAGACAGATCTCTGGGTAGTTAAGATTGGAGCAGACATCAATCGTTACATCCTTGGTGATGTTGATTGGGCTTCATGGATTTCTAACATTGGACGTTCTTACGTTGCAATGATTCAGGAAGAGACATATGCAGCACTTGGTTCTGCTATTACTTCTCTTCCAGCTCAGTTTAAGGGTACTGGTACACTTGATTCTACAAACAAGGCATCTTTTGATGGTATTGTAGAGGCAGTATCTGCTGCAAACAATGGCGCTGAAGTTGTTATCATGGGTACAAAGAGCGCTCTTTCAGCAATCAGCGGAATGGCTGATGTTAATTGGGCAGCTAAGGATCAGAGAGATTCTGTAATGAATACTGGTAACATCGGTATCTATGAAGGAACAACTCTCGTTACTATCCCTAACAGATTCAAGGATAAGAGCATGACAAATTATGTATTTGATACAGATAAGCTCTATATTATTCCTGTTATTGGTGATGCTGGTAAGTTCATCAAGATGATTGATGAAGGTGACACAGAAATCGTTGAGCATATGGAGAAGGGTGAACTTTATGTATCTGACCTTCAGACATATGAAGTACAGAGAAGACTTGGTTTTGCAGTTGTTCTCGGAAGATATTTCGGATATTGGGATATCTAAGACTTATAAACACAAGGAGAGGATTCGTCCTCTCCTTTTTATGAATAAAAGGAGAAAAGAATTATGCCTAGAAAAGCAATGACAAAAATAAATACAGTTGATGAGTCAGAAGAAATTAAGACTGAAGAGGTAAAGCAGACACAGACCAAATCTGCTCCTAAGAAATTTAATCCTAATGATGGTATTAAATGCCGTTCAGTAACTCACGGTATATTATTTGTTGACGGATTAGCAACTAATATGAAATATACTTTCGTTGATTATGATTATGAAACTGAGATTACATATAGAGATCTTGTTGCTCTCGTAGTTGCAAGAAACAAGGCTATATATAATCCAAGAATTATTATAATGGATGAAGACTTTATTGCTGAATATCCAACACTTGGTAAGTTCTATGATGAGCATTTTGCCACAAAGAATATCAAAGACATTCTTGATATGCCAGATTATCAGATGAAGGAAGCAATTAGTAAACTTCCTAAGGGTGCAGTAGAATCTCTTAAGTCTATTGCTGTTAATCAGATTGTATCTGGTGAGATTGATAGTATCAGAAAGATTAAAGCTCTTGATGAGGCGTTTGGCACTGACCTTAGTCTGTTGAATGAACTTCTGACAAATTAAGATAAGGGAGGTGGATTATGACCTCTTCTTACAATGAGATTTATTCACGCTTCTTAAATAAGATTCGTGATTATGAATTTGCTGGGTTACCAGAACCTAGTGCAACTAATCAGATGCGTGAGTGGCTTCAAAGCGCACTGTCAAATACATATGTATATAGAATATTCGATACATTTTCAGCGGACGATGAAATTGCTGAAATTGAGTATACTCTTAAAAATCCTATAGACGATTATATTGATAAGAACTTTGTTGAGGAATTACTCGGTAATGCTATGGTTGTAGAATGGATTTCGCCAAAAGTGAAAACTACTACTCTACTTAATCAAATGATTACTAATAGTAAGGAACAAAAATTGAGAGAATTATATTTCTCACAGTTCGCTGCATAGGGAAACCTTGTAGTGTATTTCCACGAATATGCTGGAAAGCCCTTAGAGCCTTAATACCAAAACAGAAAGATGAAATACACTTAAATGGTAATGGTTTTAAAAAGTTTAAGGATTGGGTAATCAGCAGGGAAGGTTTGAATAGAACCGCCCTCAACGACTATGGGTTGAAATACCCGTAGGGAGAAGTCTCCCGAAGTGTGGAACTCCTAAGTTGATTATTAATCAATATGGTGAATGATATAGTCTATGCTTATGTGAAAGCGTAAGAAAATTTATGTAACTTAATATGAAATAAAACAGACCAGACAGCGGGTAGCTCCCGTTTCGTTGTACCTCCTATGCAACGATTATGGTCTTTTTATTATGCAAATTTTTAGGAGGGAAATTGGTATGAAAACAGAATTTTCGCAAATAGAACAACAACAAATAATAGATGATTATATAAATAAAGTAGATATAGATACTATTATAAAAAAATATAACACTGATGAACATTATATAAGATTAATTCTCAAAGAACATCAAATTGACAGACGATATAATACGTTTACAAAAGAATTGGAAAATCGAGTAATTTATTATTATAAGCAAAATATTTTACATAAAGATATCTCTTATAATCTGTTAGTATCAAGTACTGGAATAAATAAAATAATTGATAGAAACCAAATACCTCGTATCCCATATACAATAAGGAATAGACATATAAAAAGAGATAGTTATTATTTTGATAATATTGATACTCCCAATAAAGCATATACATTAGGATTAATATATGCTGATGGTAATAATTTTATTGGTGGAAGACATCATACGTTGACCATTGTTTTACAAGAGGAAGATCGTGATGTTTTAGAACGAATTAGGGAAGAATTAAAGTATGATGCTCCTTTAAAATATACGGATATGAAAAAGAAAAAAGAAGTATATCATAATACATATAGACTAGTTGTTAATGATGAATATATGTGTAATCGTTTGTTAGAACTAGGTGTTGTTAATAATAAAAGTTTAATAGTTAAATTTCCAAATTATATATCAGATGAATTAATACCACATTTTATCCGAGGATATTTTGATGGTGATGGAAGTGTTTATTATGATGATAAGCGTTCAAAAGCTGGTACTTCAATATGTGGAACTTATGATTTTGTATCTCATGTTTCTGAAATATTGCACAATATGGGAATTAAAAATCATTTATATCATCCGAAACAATGTGGTGAAAATGATACATATGTGGTGGTTACGACAGGAAATAAATCATCATATAGTTTTTTAACTTGGATGTATCAAGATGCTGATATAAAAATGAAAAGGAAATATAATAAGTATTTGTATATTTGTGAAAAATATAATAAAGAAGCTGCATAAATCTTAATGAGAATAACGAACTCATTAAGTAATATAACAGTCTATGCACAAGCAAATCATCTCGATCAGTTACGAGAGTTACTTGCTGATGCCGAAAACAAAGTTCGAAGTATATTAAGGGATAAGGGTTATATATATAATTCTTATATAGGTAATAACTAATGTATCAACATAAATATGGTGAATTTGCAGATAAGCAAATAGATGAGATTAAAGAGATACTACGTCACAGAATATTCTTTCTGTTGTTAGTTGCAGAAGACGAAGCCAAAAATAATAAAGTAGAATATCCACATATAGATTTAATGAAAGCAAATACTTCTTTATTGTGGAGGATATCAGGTTTAAATGAATTACTTGGTAATCCAATAGAATTAGTTACTGTTCTTAGTTTGCTCGAAGAGGCAAAGAATACAATTAAAGGCGATAACTTTAATTTTAAGAAATACAGAAAACTTATTTTGGATGCCGGAGAAGAGATTATGAAGATTGCATCTTCTAATAGCGAAAGTGCAAAAATTGCACTTTGAGAATAGGAGGTGCGTTATGAATTTCAACGAATATAAACATAATCTTGGTATTGGTTCTGTACATACGAATGGGCAGAGACATAGTTTTGAAGCTCAAGGATTAATCGAACAAACTTGGAATGATGATCCGTCCAGTGTCATTGGATATTTTTATGACTACTATACAGATGATGAACCTGATAAAAATACGTATCTTCATCCTGAAGAATCAAAAACAAAGATACCAGTGGAATTAAAATATATACTTACTAGTTACAGAAGTCTTGCAAAAGACGAAGTAGATAGTCGTATTATGTTTAAACCAAGTTATAGATGTAATATACCTTACTACAAAGAAAGATTTGCAAAACTTACAGATAGTACGTTTCCAACTGGATTATATTTAGATTTAAAAAATCAAAAAGGTATTTGGCAAAGATGGTTAGTTATCAATACTGCTGATGCAAACAATCATGATTTTCCAACGTGGTCAATATTACCATGTGGACATAGATTTCAGTGGGTAGCTGACGGAAAGAAATGTCAAGTATGGGGAGTTGAAAGAAGTCAGAGTTCGTAAAATGTGTGCGCTTCATAGTGGTAACACTATGTCGAAAGTCCTCTAATTGCTGGGAACTCTCTATGAGACAATCAGCAGCCAAGCGTGTGAAAACACGAAGGTTCAACGACCAGTCGAAAGACGTAGAGCAAGTGCTCGAAATGGGGACACTCCCAATGGGAGTTTGATATGGTCTGGACTCTATGGTGACATAGAGAAAAATTATTTATATTGAAACAATAATTAAGACAGGACAAGGGGTAGCTCCCCCTTCTTCGTACTCCGAATACGAAGATTACTGTCTTTTTTATATTGCTTATTTTTCGGAGGAATAAAGTTATGAATAAACCTAAATTAACAAACGATCAACAAAAAGAAATTATAGAAAGATATTTAAACGGAGAAATGGTTGCAGATTTAAAAGAAGAATTTGGTTGTTCTGACACAACAATTTATTGGATATATCAAGGTGCTGAGATATTTTTACAACGTAAATATGATCGTTATTGTAAATATTATAATATAAATAATTCTCTGATAGCCTAACGAACTATTAGAGTAACTCAAGAAGACACTTCTGGCTTGTGGAGAGATAGAGTTTTCGAAACTCCCGACAATATTACTAAAGCGATTATGCCGTATAATGATATTACTAAAACATTATTTTATGATAAGAGAATTATTATTTCAACAGACTTACCTGAGCCATTGGCTTGGCGTATAAGTAAAGTCGAACCTTTTGCTCATAGAGGAAATATCCTTTATACAATGAAGCAAGATGTTTATGATGCCCATCACGATTTTATAGAACGCGATGATGATGGTAATATCATAGGAATGTGGGCTGACTATTACAAGGAGACAAATCTTCCTTCGGAAGACTCTACTCAGCCAGACCCAAGTTCAAGCGGCAATTATGCTGTAATAACATTTGCTGGTGCAGAACCACATATTAAGGTAAATGGTTCATATAAAAAGATTACTATTACCTATTATAATTCTGACGAACAACTCAATGATCAAACTCCGGGTGATTGGTCGTACTGGATAGACGACACAGAAATCCCAGATTTAATTAAAGTAGTGGCGACAGAATCTCCTAATACTATTAAGATTAAGTTCTTAGGTGATGAGGAATATTTAGGTAAGAGTATAACAATTAAAAATATACGCGATGAAATCGTTGCAGAATTGCAACTACAGATAGTCGCATTATAGGAGGTGTGCTATGGAACAATGGACTACTGAAGATAGCAAACGCCTCGCAAGTCTTAAATATGTTACTGATAATGATAATATTAGAATAAAAGAAATCATCAAACAAAAATTATTAGCGAATGATGATATTATTCATGTTCTTGATAATGAGTATCTTAAACAAAAAGATGCAGAAAATGATGAATATTTTTGGGTTAATATACTTCCGTTCTATCTTATACCTGATGCTCAAACAGATTCACAAAATTATATTTGTTATTCTGTGGGATATGAAAATATGGAGCGTAACTTCACTAATTCTTCTCGAACATATAATGACTTACAAAGACATCTTCATGTTGTCTTTGTTATTTTGTGTGAAAAGAAGAATATTAAAGATAGAGACACAGGAATTGCAAGGCACGATTTATTGGCTGCCCTTATTCAAAATGAATTTAATTTTACAAATTTCTTTGGTAGAAAAATTGAATTAATATCAGATAATGAATCTACTGTTGATAATAATTATTTATGTAGAACTTTAGTATTCTCTCAAATTACAGATAATAATATTACAAAAACTCAGTATGGTAATCCAAGTAGAATTGTTAATAAGGAGATACATGTCTAATGGCGACAGAGATAATAGACGGTAAACAAGTCGATAAAAAACTCAAATCTCGTAACCCGATTATAGAGTTCGATCAATTACAATTATACTTTCGAGAGCCATATGTTATAGATTTAGAAAATGTTGATGGAACAATCGTTCTTACTCAACCCTCTATTAATGATATTATTAGATTAGGAGAAAAAAGGTTTTACGCGACATTAAATATATTTACTACCAATACTACTGCTTTTAGATTACAACTTTGGCAACAAGGTGCAGATTGGAATGAGGTATCTGATTTTGATCTATTTATTGGATTATTGTCCAATGCGGATAAAGATGTTTATCAAACTTTTTTACCCGACATAGATTTTACAAAATTTGCAAAATTTGCAAAACGAGTTTCTGAAACCAAAACAGAAAATGTTTTGTATGATATTGAAGATAAGATTGAAATCAATGAACAAGTATATTTTCATATATCACAATGTTTAAGAACTTTATTTAATATTTATCCTACGGAAAAAATCACAGACGATGCGATTCTCAAAAAATGGTATATCGAAAAAGATAAACGAGAACTAAAAATTCGAGAAGAAAAAAAAGAAAAGGGTGAATTGGATGAAGATAGCAATCTTATGCCAATCATTTCAGGCTGTGTAAATCATCCGGGGTTTAAATATAAAACTTCTGAGCTTAAGGAAATTGGAGTATACGAATTTTGGGATAGTGTAAAGAGACTACAAGTTTATGAGTCTACTACTGCACTTCAAAAAGGTATGTACTCTGGTTTTATGGATACAAAGAATATTAAACCAGAAGATTACAATTTTATGCGAGTGATTTAACTTATAAACAAGCACCCTAATAAGGGTGCTTTTTAAATTTTTAGAAAAGGAGAAAGAGAAAATGATTAGACTTGGTAATCACATCATTGATGAAATTCTTTATGGTGTAGCTACTGATTTTGAGCAGTCTGAGATTTATTATACACTCGATCAGCTTTCAGGAGCAAACATCGCAATCACATCAGATCCTAGAGAGATCACAGATAAGAACGGAAATATTATCCGTAGAATTTATAAGAGCAAGAACGGTGAGTTCTCTGCTACTAACGCAATGCTTCATCCAAGCGTTATGAACGCCGCTTCTGGTTCAACAATCGAGCAGGCTTCTGCTACTACACCTATTAATATGCCAAAGGTAGTTGTAGTTCAGGCAGGTGGAACTGTTACAGATACTACTATGGATGATACTTCAATCAAGGTTATTGGTATCTTTGGTAACGGTGCAAACTCTAAGCCACTTGGTAGAGATGTTAATCCATCATATTCAGATGGCAATCCAGAGTATGGATATGACTCAACAACTAAGACTATCGCAGTACCAGCAGCAGCAACTAATGCTCCAGTTAGTTATCTTATAATGTATACAAGAGCTGTTGAGAGCGGAATCAAGCTTACTAACAGAGCTGATAAGTTCCCAGATGCAGTTACACTTACACTTTATTCTTCATATGTAGATCCATGTGAGGAGAAGCTTAGACCTGCGTATGTAGTAATTCCTAACTTCATGCCAGATCCATCTGTAACAATTAACCTTGATTCAGAGAATCAGGAGATGGACTTCAATGGTACACTTCAGGTTGACTACTGTTCTGGAGAAAAGGTTCTTTACTACATCTACTATCCAGATGAGGATATTGTAGTAACTGGTGTTGGTGAGTAAATAATAATTTAAAACCACAATGATTCAAAAGGGGAAAGCATAGAATCTTTCCCCTTTTTTATGCTCTTGTCGCACAATTGGTAGTGCATCTGATTTGTAATTAGAAGGTTGAGAGTTCGATTCTCTCCGGGAGCTAAACATATAAAAAATAAATTATCCATAAAGGAGGAATATGAAAAAATGAGTAAAATAAAAACATGTATAGTATGTGGTAAAAAATATGAATACTGCGGACATTGTGATAAGGGTGGTCAAGAAAATAGATGGAAGACCAATTATTGCTCTGAAAATTGTAGGGATATTTTTAACATTATTTCAAAATATGTAAATCATCATATTTCAATTGATGATGCTAAACAAGAATTGGTTGAAAAAGATTTAGGAATAAATTTAAAAAATAGTTTAGCTAAATATTGTGGAGAAATAATGACACATGGCGAGAACACAAAAAAAGAAATTGTAAAAGAAACTACTGAAGAAGTTAAGGAAAGTATTGTGGAAGAAATTGTAGAAAAAACTACAGATGAAGAAAACGAAGATACTGAAGAAGAACCTGAAACGGTTTCTGATACAATTCCATCATTTGTAAAATCAGAATTTAAACCTAAAAGAAAAAGGAGATACATCCCAACTTCAAAGTAAGAATGATTAGGAGGAATAAAAGGAGTATGAAATTTCAAATAAATACACTGCAACATAATATTGATTTTGAAGATAATATTATTATTATCAACCCAAAGCAAGCAGCATTTTATTGGGAAGAAAAGAAAATACAACCAGTACATATCTATCCTTCTAGAGATAAAAATACTAATGATCCAATTATAGTATTTGTATTTCAAAAAAGTGCGACAAAAGAAGCTTGGGCAGAATGGCAAGCAAGGCGGTGATACTGTGGAAGTATATTTAGATAATGCCGCATCAACAAAAGTAAAACCAAAAGTATTGGAAGAATTTGTTAGGGTTGTCAAACAAGCGTATGGCAATCCATCATCAGAACATAGCGAGGGTTATTTTGCCGACAATATAATTGAATTTGCTAAAGGCAAGATATCTGCAAAACTTCATTGTGATAATGATGATGTATACTTTACTAGCGGAGCAACTATGAGTAATCAACTTCTCATTCAAGGTTTTGTAGCAAAGAATCCTCATGGTATGGTAATTACTACAAATGTAGAACATAACGACATTATGTTACTGATGAATGATTTAGATTGTTATAAATACATTCTTAAAGTTAACACGGATGGAATTATTGATTTAAATGAGTTGGAAAAAATAATCAAATACTCTGTTGAAAAAATGTGTATTCCAACATTGGTAACAATTCAGATGGCTAATAGTGAAACTGGTATTATTCAACCAATACATAGGATTTGTGAAATAGTAAAAAGGTATAGTAATGTATTTTTACATATGGATGCTACTCAATATATTCCTTATTATCCTATTAATATGGAATGTTGGGGAATAGATGCAATATCAATGTCAGGACAAAAAATAGGTGGAATTAAGGGTTCAGGATTGCTCGTAGTAAGAAAAGAACTTCGAGAGAATGTTAAGCCGATATTATATGGAGAACAAGGATTAATAGGTGGTACTCCTTCTACTCCATTAATTGCGAGTCTTGGAAAAGCATTTGAAGAAATTAATTATGATGTGTCTTCTCTACAAAACAAGAGAGATAGATTATTGTCTTCTCTACAAAACATGGGTGCAGTATTAATTGGCGGTATTGATAATAGATTACCAAATAATATCTATTGTCGATTTCCGGGTATTAATGGTCTTTCACTTTTATATTTATTTGACGAGCGTCAAATATATATAGGAACTGGATCAGCTTGTAGCACAGATTCAGATAAACCAAGTCATGTTGCAAAAGCTTATGATCTTACGGATAAAGAAGCTTTTGAATGCATTAGACTTACATTGAGTAATGAAACTACTGATGAAGAAATAGAATATGTGGTAGATAATCTTAAGAGTATTTTACCATTATTACGATAACATAAGTAACTATTAAAGTTATTTTTATTAAAAGGAGGAAACGATTATGAACATAGCTGATATAATTCAACAGTTTGCAGTGCCGATGATTGCAATGGTTTGTTATTGTATTTGTTTTGCAGTTAAGAAGGCTGTATTACTAAAAGATAAATATATACCTCTTTTAGCAATGGTACTTGGTGGCATCTCAGGTATCATTGTAAGCGGTTTATCATATGAAGCGGTTGCATCTGGAATTGCTTCTGGTGCTTTAGCCGTAGGTATAAATCAGGTATATAAACAGTTCAAGAAGGATGACGGATATACTATATGATACTCTCTCCTACTTTATATGATTTTTGGACAGAGTTTGTATCAGTTCCGGGAGTTAAAACAGGATTAATAATTGTTCTTCTTAGCGCTGTTGAGGTTAGTCCAGTTAAAATCAATCCTTGGTCATGGATTGGTGGAATAATCGGAAAACTTCTGGGTATTAAAACTTTGTCAGATAAAGTAGATGCCCTTGATGAAAAGGTAGATATAAATCAAGCAACAACTATTAGAATTCGTATATTAAGGTTTGAGGATGAAGTTCAGAATAATATAGAGCATAGTAAAGATTCTTGGGATCAAGTCATGGATGATATCAATCGTTATGAGGAGTATACTGAATGTCACCCTAAGTTTAAAAATAATATTACTGAAGCAAGTATAAACCATCTTAAAAAAAAATACGATGAACTATTAGAAAAACGTGCTTGGACTATAACGTTAGTTAAATAAGATAGGAATAAAAGGATGGCGTATAAAAATTATAAACAACGAATGGCTATAGAAAATAAGTATAAGAAGAAATTGTTAGAAATAGATTCCACTTTAGATAATGATAGTGGAATCTATTTTTTAACTAGAGAAGATTCTAGCGGTTTTAAATACGCATATATAGGTCAAGCGAAACATATACTCACACGATTGACACAACACTTTATGGGATATCAGCATATTGATTTGTCCTTAAAAAAACATGGGTTATATAGTGAAGATAATCCAGAGGGATGGAAGGTTGATCATAAAAAATATCCTGAGTCAGAATTAGATGATATGGAAAAATACTATATCAAAGAATATGCAGACAAAGGATTTCAATTGCGTAATAAAACTGCTGGTGGACAAGGTAGTGGGAAAACCGAAATAGATGATCGTCGCCCTGCTAAAGGATATAGAGATGGTCTTATTCAGGGTCGAAAAAATGCGAGCAGGGAAATTGCGAGATTATTTGAAAAGCATTTGAACTATTCAAAAAAAAGTGATAAGCCAAATAAAAATCAAGAAAAGGCGTTGATTAAGTTTGAGGAATTTCTCAACTACTACAAGGAAGAAAAGGATACATAAACAATATCAACAGGAGGTGTTCGTTGATGTATTCAAATGAGATTGAAACTTTTTTAAAAGAGCGTGATTATGTATTAACTCCTGAAGAATGTAATGTAATTATGGATATTAATACAAACACGCAAATAGCCCATATAAAGTTTTTATGTACTAACAATGAATATTATATTAGTACAGATGATGGGTATACATTTAAATTTAGAGTAAAAGGAAAATAAAAGGAGAAAGTGATTATGAAAGTAAAAGAAGTATTAAACTATAACAGAATAATTAAAGCAATTATTGACAATGCAAATGATGTTAATTCTCTGGTTAAGTTTAAACTATTAGGAATGTTAAAACAGTTTGAACCAATTGTCGCAAACTTTGAGACAATCCGTGATGAAAAGATTGTTAAATATGGTAAGACAACTGAAGATGGACAGACTGCTATTATTCCACCTAAGAAAGATGATTTTGAAAACGATGAAGAATTTGAAAAGGCATCTAAGGAATACGAAGACATAATCAAAAAGTTTACATCTGAGATGGATGAGGTTTTAGATTCTGAAATTGATATTGAGATTAAGAAGTTTAATTATGATGATATCATGAATGCCGGAGTTCCATCGGATTATCTCGTTGCAATCTACGGACTTATTGAAGAGTAAATGTGAGGAGGTAAGATCATGGGAATTTCAGTAGATGTTTTTGTAAAAACATACAAAGCAACTAGTAAGGCTAAAGATAAGACTTTTGAAGATTTCATAGCAAAACATATGACTACTACTTATATACCATACCTGACAAAAGTAGCTTATTGTCAGGATATAGTTGAGAAGACTTCTCATAGAATTATAGATCATAATAAAAAAATTGTAAAAGTGAGTAGTCCTAATCGTCATCTATTCTTTACTATGAAACTTATTGAATTGTATACAGATATAGAATTTAATACTTATGAAAAAGTAGATAAAGATAATAATATATCTATTGACTATGATAAGTTAAAGGAATGCGGTGCTGCTCCAGTATTAATATCTGCAATTCCTGAAGAAGAGTTTGATGAGTTTACTACTATTCTTACCATGGTAATAGATGATTTTTATCAGAATGAATACTCTCTTACTGCTCTTGCTTATAACGCAAAAGAGAGTTTGTCTTTATCTGAAGAAGTTATTAATTCGGTTATTGACGATTTAACAAAACAAGCAGAGTAACAACTGATACTTAGAAGGAGGTATTAGAAAAATGGCTTACAAATACTACAATCCAAATCAATATGGAGACACTGGCGATTGCGTTGTACGCGCCATTTCAAAGGCTCTTAATCAATCGTGGGATATAACATATTGGGATTTGTGTGATATAGGTTTTCTACAAGGAGACTGGGGTAACAGTAATCGTGTATGGGATTTATATTTAAGGGATTGTGGTTTTATTCGTAAGGTTATTCCTAATACTTGTCCTGATTGTTATACTGTGCGTGATTTTAGTAATGATCATATGAATGGTACATATGTGTTAGCAACTGGTAACCATGTCGTAACTATTATAGATGGGAACTATTATGATTCGTGGGATAGCGGAAATGAAGTTCCTATATATTATTATCAAAGATAAAACCAACCACCAAGGAACTAATTTTCTTGGTGGTGTTTTTTGTTTATTAAGGATTTGAGTGAATCTCAGATTCTTAATAAATAAAAAACGAAAGGAGGTAAGTTGTAATGGCTTACTATACAAATCCAATTTATGGATACTATCCTCAGGTACAGCAAATGTTACCTATGATGTATCCACAACAACAAGTGGTCGAACAACCACAGACAAACTTAAATGTCCAAAGTGGACAAACAAATAACGCTCCAATGGATTCATATATGATATGGGTTCAAGGAAAAGCTGGAGCGCAGTCTTATCCAGTAGCTCGTGGTACTACTCTCCCGCTATTTGATAGCGAAGGGGATTTTCTTTACATTAAGTCTGTAGATAGTAATGGTATTCCAATGCCGTTAGTGACTAAAGTGTTAAATGATCCTCCGGTCGAAGTAAAGGCGGAAGTAGTTGAATCAACTGCACAAGTTGATTTAAGTGGCTATGTTACTAAAGAAAGTTATGATGATTTATTTAATAAGTATTCTGATTTAGAAATGAGAATACTTGAGTTGGAGACAAAACCAACGTCTTCATTTAACTCAACTTTTACTGGTAACACCTTCAATAATACGAAGAAGGATGGTGGACAAAATGAAAGCAAGTTCACTCTTTAATCTATTCGGTCAGCAGAGTCTACCGATGAATGGTGGATTTGCTAATATGATGAGTCAATTCCAATCGTTTAGAAAAAACTTTAATGGAGATCCAAAGGCTCAAGTACAACAATTATTAGACTCAGGACAGATGAGTCAACAACAGTTTAATCAACTGTCACAGATGGCTACGCAATTTCAACAGATGATGCGTGGTCGTTTTTAATTTGGTCAATACGGCATAGTGCCGTTTGATATAGAGTTAACTCTTCTAACAAGGTCAAGGGACGCTTTGACTAAACAATTTGAAAGGAGAAAATAATTATGGCAATTAATGATGGTTCTTTAAGTGCAGCTGATGTTGCTGCAGTAACAAATGGCGGAGGCTTTGGTGGCTTCGGCAATGATTGTGGATGGTGGCTGATACTTCTTTTCCTCTTCGCATTTGGCGGTTGGGGTAATGGTTTTGGCGGCGGTAACTATGGTGGAGGCGGAGTGCCTTACGTAGTGAACGACGTACAGAGAGGTTTTGACCAAACAGCTGTTATGAGTGGAATCAATGGAATCCAGACTTCACTCTCAAATGGATTTGCGGGCAATGAGATTTCTCAGTGTAATCAGACAGCAAATCTTACTGGACAGATAAGCGCACTTGCTCTCAATCAGGCAACAAGTACTTGTGGTGTAAATAGTAACATTGCGGATTTAAAGTATACAGTAGCTACTGAAGCATGTGCTGACAGAGCTGCAGTTACTGATGCTCTTCAGGTTGTAACTAATGCTATTAATGATGGCATCCAGTCTGTGAAGGATCAGTTATTCTCAGATAAGCTTGATGCTAAGAATGAGGAAATTGCTAATCTTCGTACACAGATTAATCTTGCTAATCTTGGTGCATCACAGAACTTACAGACACAGCAGATTCTTGCGGGACAAGAAAGAAGTGTTGGTACATTAGAACAGTATCTTGCTCCTACGCCTATCCCAGCTTATATTGTACAGAATCCAAATTGCTGTGGATATAATTACAATATGGGTTGTGGTTGTAGCGGATATGCTGGTTAATCCAACTCCAAAAGGAATCATTTTTTCAAATAGAAATTTTTAACATATAGTTAATTTTGATACCATCCCTCGTCATAATGGCGAGGGATTTTGTATGGAGGATAAATAATATGGCTGAATATAGATATAATGCTAATCAGACCGTATCGGCAAATGGGACTGTAATATTTTCTAATGACTTCTTTCCTTGTACAAAAGGATTAATTGTTCATCAGGATGATTCGGGACTTTTTCAAGTAAGAGGAATTGTGAACAATCCTTGTGCTGAATACGGAAAACTTAAAATAAATTTTGGTGCTAACGTTGCTATTCCTACTGGCGGAACAGTTGAACCTATAACACTTGCAATTACAGTTAACGGTGTTACAGAACCAGCAACAACAATGATTGTTACTCCTGCTGCAGTTGGGGAGTTTAGTAATGTTAGTCGTGAAGTTGAAATACCTATTCCTCGTGGATGTTGCCAAAATGTATCGGTAACAAACACAAGTACACAGGCTATCGAGGTACAGAATGCGATTATAGACCTCGATAGAATATCTTAAGGGAAGGAGGTATTTTAAATGGATACAATAGATAAGGCTTTAGATAGAATCTATTGCGAGATAGACGATATTATCTCCCACCCTACTCTTGATAAGCAAGATGTAGAATTTCTCGGAGAGTTTATTGACATGGTCAAGGATTCCGCTGAGATGGATTATTACTACTCTAATTCAATGAATGATAATGGTTATAGTAATATGGGTGGTAATAGTTATATGCGTGGACGTTCAAGTAGAATGATGCCAATGTATAATCGAGGTTCTTCTTATAGTCGTGGATATGATAAGAATGGATATTCGCGTACTGATAATAAAGAAGCAATGTTGGATCATCTTCAAGATGTAATGGATATGGCTGTTGATGAAAAAGATCGCAAGGCGGTTGAACGCCTAATGCAACAGATGTCTGAGAGATAAAGGGATAAAATAATTAAAGTGATTTTCAGCCCGGAGGTGGATAATCACCTTCGGGCTTTTTTTAATAAATATGTCATAGATAACATATTAGGTTCAAACTAAATACAAAATATGTCATGTATGACATATTTATTTTTATAGCATAACTGACAAGTTGTGTATTTCGTTATAAGGAGAATAAAGAGATGATTATAGTAGATTTAATTAAAGAATTTATGTATCAGAAAAATAAAACCATAGCGGATGTTGCCAAGGGTACTGGTTTATCTTCTGATACAATTAGAAATATTGTAGTTAATGATGTAATACCTAGTCCTGAGGTTGCTGACAAGATATTTAAATATTTTGGTGTGACTCTAGAGGAGGTACTAAGTTTATATTGATTTTATTTTTATAATAATATAAAATGAAATAAGAAAAGGAATACCTTTCTTTTCTTATTATATGTACGATATGGAATACCTCGGATATTTTTATCCGGGGTATTCTGTTTTTATTTTATATTACTTAAGAAGGGAGGTAACTATAATGGCTAGAGATTACGCGCCAAAAACATTAAATGGAATTGCAACACAAGTTGCAAAAGATGTATATAAAAAAGTTGGAAATAAAATAGCTAAAGATATGGCACATCAATACGTGAGTGCTATTAGAAATTTTTACAATGATTATCAACCTAGAGTATATAAGCGTTCTTATAGAAGCTATTATTTTGCTGATCCCGATGGCGTGAAAGCCTATACAAAATTTGTAAAGATGGATTCTGACGGCAAAGGATTTACAGTTGCAATGAATATAAGTCCTTCTAATATAAGAGTACCTTACACTAGTATTGTTAATGGAAGAGGTACTGCGTCTCTTACAGGATTAGTATTTACCAATACGTGGGTATATGGACGACATGGTGGTAAATTGCCATATAACATCATACCAGAGGAAAAGCGTGTGTCTAAACCAGGATATGGATGGATGCCACTGAAACAAACTGGATGGACTTGGATTCCACCAGTAACCAGTCCGTCTCCTATGGAGATGATGGACATGTGGTTTAAGGGATATGCTACAAATGAAAATTTAAATAAGCTCACTAGTAATATTGTTAGTGATTCCATAAGCAGATATTTAAGGAGGTGGAATACAAGATATGGCAAATAATTTTGAATATAAAATTCATGTTTCTATTGACCAAGACAGCGTTAAGGGTGATATAAACAGTATTCTTAAAAATATGAAACGTGAAGTAGAAGATGGTGTATATAAAGTTAATATAACTGGCGATTTAAAGGATATAATTAAACAGTTAACAGATTTAAAAAATAAAATTCCAGAAATAGATTTAAGTGACAAAATAATGTCTGTCGGGTTGTCTGATGCTCTTAAAAAAGACACGGAAAAAGCTCAAGAATATACTAAAGAATTTCTGACATTTGTTATTAATGCTGTTAATGAAGCTACAAGTAGTATAGATAATATTACAAAAAAAATAACGGAAACCAAAAAAAACTTAAATTCTGCTGAGAAAAAGATGGATTTTTTAGGAGCAGGAGATGCTGACAAGGCGTTATCAAATCTTATAGACAAATTTAAAAAAATCAAACTTGAAGAAAAAAATATAGGAAAATTAAAAGATGTTTATCAACAAATTCAGGATATCTCTTCTAGTACTGGGAAGGATGTATCCAAAGACATTGAAAATACGGTAACCGCCATACAATCTCATTTAGGTGAAATATTCAAAGATATTAATCCATCAAAAACTTATTCTCAATACATAGAGGAATTAAGTACAGAAATATTTAAGTATAAAAATCAATTAAGTCAATTAAACAAAGATTTGGAATCTGCGAAAAATCCCGATATAAAAGTCAAAGGTAAACTAGCAGATAATTTTCTTCCTGATTTGCAATCACAGTTAGATTCTCTTACTGGGTTGGAAGTAAAAGTTAAACCGGTTGTAGATGGGAATGTTGAACTTGAAGTTGAGGCTGATATAAAGCCTAGTACACAATCAATAAATGAATCAAAACAATTAATTAAGGAAACTACAAAAGAAACCTCGGAACAAATTGCATTTAATGATGTAGATTTAAGCAGTTTAGAATCTGTTACGAATAAAATTTCAGAGTATAAATCTAAAGCCGATTCAATAGCAGATTCTGCTCAAGAAACAATAGATAAACTTAATAATATTACTGGTAAATCTTATACGCTAGAACGAAATATGTTTGATATCCCTAGCACTATACGTGAATGGAATAAACCAAGTTTATCGGCTAATGAATTTAAAAAAGAAATAAAATCTTCTTTGGAAATTGGTAACAAGTCTCATGCTGCGGTTTTATATGATAATTTAAAAACATTTTATCCAAAATCTAAAGCAACATTAAAAACTTTTAAAGATTCCGATTTTGAAGAAAATTATGATAGATATCTTAAGCAAGGAAATAATATTGTAACAAGTTTATTAACCGATTCAAATTTACAGACTTATAGAGGTTATGAAGAAGCGATACATAAATTACAAATCCAAGAAACTGGGTTAAAATCGGAGATTAAAAATACAAATACTGAATTAGAAAATCAAAAAAAGGTTGCTTCTGAATTGTCAAAAATAGATATTTCATCAGAAGACTCTCGTAATGCTGCTTTACAATCTATAGAAAAACAAATCTCTGAAAAAGAATCAGAGATGCAAAAAATGTTGGATACAGATACAAATTTCCAAAAGGAATATCATGAATTAGCCAAACAGCATATTAATCAAGAAAGTACACAGGAATATAAAGATTTATTAGAAAAATATAATATTCCCGAAGGAAATGGTCTGTTAGGTTCTCTTAAATATTTAGCTGGTCAACGTACAGAATTAGCAGATAGTATCGACACGTTAAAAGATATGAGAGACACTATCATTTCAATAGATGATGCTTCTAAATCAACTGACAAAACTAAAAACATTTTAAATCAAAGTGGGTTTAAAGAAGCTGCTCAATCGGCTACCGAAACTAAAGAAGCCGTCCAAGAAGTTAACGATACTATTGCTTCCTCTCCTACTCTATATGAAGAATCTTCTGGTCAATTATCTTTATTTGAAGAAGAAGTTGAGGTTAAGAAAAAAGATGCTGAAGCTACTAACGAATTGTCTGAGGCAAATCAAAAGCTTAGCGATACTCCGGGACAAATGTCCATTAGTGATTATCTTGAACAAGCTCAAGTTCAAGCAGAATCTACTGCTGAATCTTTAGATAAAATAGATCAAGAAATTAATGATGATATAAACAATACTGGTCTTGATTCTCTTGAAGATAATTTGCAAGATGTTGGAGATACTGCAGATAATTCGACTCAAGAAGTCAATGAATTAAAAGAGGCTATAGAAGAATTAAACGTTGAAAACTTTGGTGCTCTAGACATTGACAGAACAACATCTTATGGTGTAAACAAAGACGGTGAAGAAGTTGAAACCTCTACTTATAAAGTTAAAGGTGAAAATGTTTCAGGTGTCTTAGATGAAGATATGAATGTCATATCTATGACTACTAAGGTAGTTAAAGGATATTCTGAAGCTCAAGCCGAAGCAGCGGAAAAAGCTCGTCAAGCAGCTCAGGCTGAAAAAGAGTTAGAACAAGAACGTACGGCTCAAATAAATAAATTTAAAGCTTTTGAGGCAGAACAGAAAAAATACGAAGCTAGTATGAGTAAGGATGCTGTTCAAAAATATAAAGAACAATATAGCGAACTAACTCAAAAGGTTAAGGAATATGTAGAATTAAGAAAAGAAGCAGCTAAGTCAGGCAAATTAGATTCAGAAGTTCCTGAAATACAAAAGCTAGATAATGAAATAGTCCAAATGGCTGATGATTTGGAAAAGAATCCTTTATTCAATCAGGCATTTGAAGATAAAGCATTAAGTGGTTTAAATAATATTGAAGCCAAAGTTCAATCTATCCGTTTTGATAAAATAATATCTAACTATAAAGAATTAGCTTCTTTACAGTCCGAAAGATATTCACTAACAAATAAAGGTGTTTCTGAGGATAGTGAATATATAACTTATCTCGATAGTCGCATATCTAAAATTAACGAAGAAAATCAATCTCTTCAATCATTAAATTATACCGAAGAACAATTTAATGCCATACAAGAAGCATCTGCTAATGTAATGCAAGGCGTTAATAAACAGATAAATGTTAATGATGCTAGTGGTAAAAAACTTGAGCAAACAATAGAAAACACTCGTGCTTCATTACAGAAACAAGCCGCTGCATTGACAAGTAATGGTAAATTGATGAAGGTATATGGAGATCAAGTTACTGCATTACTTGAGGAAATAAAAAGTCCAGACACAACATTAGAAAGACTAAATCAAATTCGAAATGAGTTAAATCGTATTTCATCAGAGGCTATATTGGCTGGTCAGTCTGGAAAAACTTTATTCCAAGTATTGAAGCAAAGAGCACAATCATTAGTTGCTTATCTTAGTACTTTTGCTAGTTTTTATAGAGTAGCTAGTTATATCAGAACAGCGTTTGAAACTATTAAAGACCTTGATACTCAACTTGTTGATCTTCGTAAGACTACAACAATGACTACAGGGGAATTAAATGAATTTTATAATTCTTCTAGTGATGTTGCAAAACAACTTGGCGTTACGACAAGTGAAATTATAAGTCAGGCAAGTGCATGGTCTAGACTTGGTTATTCTTCAAAAGAAGCTGCAACAACAATGGCTGAACTCAGTTCACAGTTTGCTAGTGTTTCTCCGGGAATGACAACTGAAAATGCAACGGACTATCTTGTTTCAACAATGCAAGCGTATGGTATTACTGTAGATGAAGTTGAACGTAAGGTAATGGATAATGTCAATAGAATCGGTAAAATATTGCCGAAACATATGGTAACATATGGGGTTAAATTGTTAACCTAGTAGATAACTATATCGGTTAAAGGGTGGGGACACTCAAGACCGAGGAAAGATTTTATATTTATTATTTTATCTCCTTCAAGAAAGGAGATTTTTTATTGGAAAGAAAAGATTTAACTGGAAATAAATATGGGAAATTAACAGTAAAAAAGATGCTATATAACTATAACAATACAAATAAAACTAAATGTCTTTGTGATTGCGATTGTGGAAATAAAGATATTATAAGAGAATCTTATCAATTAACACATGCTAGTAATTCTTCTTGTGGATGTGGTAAGAAGGAATATGTTAGAAAATCTTGTGGAAAAGATATAGACGGACAAAAATTTGGTAGGTTATTAATACTTAATACTTTATGGGAAAACAATCCTCCTTTGGTTAATTGTTTATGTGATTGTGGAAATACGGTCTTATTAAACAAAAAAGATGTTCAAACTGGACATACCAATTCTTGTGGATGCTTAAGAATGAAAGTGTTTGATAAAGTCAATGATGTTGATCATACTAATGAAATGTCTGAATATGGAATAAAAATAATTAATAAGGCTGGACTAAATAAATACAATCAGAGTTTATGGAATTGTCAATGTTTTTGTGGGAATTATTTTGAAGAACTTCCAGCGAGAATATTAAATGGACACATTCGTTCTTGTGGTTGTTTAAAAACCTCTTCTGGAGAATTATTAATTAAAAGAATACTTGATAAATATGATATTCCATATAAACAAGAATATACATTTCCAGATTGTAAAAGTCCTCGTAATTATGTATTACGATTTGATTTTAAAATAGAATCTAATAATGAAATAAAACTATTGGAATTTGATGGTCAACAACACTTCTACCCAATTGATATATTTGGTGGAGAAGAAGGATATAAAAATACCATATTGCGAGATAATATCAAAAACCAATATTGTAAAAATAATAATATTCCATTATATAGATTTAACTATCTAATGACCCCAAAAGAAATTGAAGATAAAATAATAAATATAATTTATCCGTAACGACTGCAGGGTATATATGGTAACATATGTACTGAAGTTATCCATCCTATTATCAGGATGTAATATACAGTCTGAACTCGCACTATAATCCAAATAAATGAAATGCGAGAGATAGCTAGAAATAACTATCCGCCATATTGTTATATGGTCAGTAGGTATGCAAAACCGAAAGCAACAGAATGAATACATTCGCAACAACCAATGCAGAGATTGGAGAAATGTTAACACGTTCTTCTGCCGCAATGAAAGCTGCCAATAATACTATTGAAGAAACTATTGCATTAGAGTCTGCTGCTGTTCAGATTACGAGAAATGCCGAAACGACTGGTACTGCATTTCGTACAATTAGTATGAGGATACGAGGTAAACAATCATTGCCTCCATATAGTAAAAACTATATGCTATGTGCCTAAAAATTACATAGATGACAACTATATAAGTCAAAGGGCGAGGGAACGCCAGAGACTTAGGAAAGACTATATTTTACACTACCAAAGGTGGTGTTATTTTTTTGTTAAAATATACAAATGAACAAATATCTAATTTAATAAAACCATATAATTTAATTCAATATAAAAGCGTAAAAGAAATAATAGTTGATGACAGTGAGGGATATAAATATAAACTCACATTGTCAAATTATTTAAATGGTAAAACACCTAGTAAATGGATGAAGAATCCTTATGCGACCGAAAATGCAAAATTATATTTATTTAATAATCATCCTAATTATAAATGGATTGATTGCGATAAATATAGAGGATGTAAATATAAGCATCAATTTATTTGTAATAATCATCGTGATAAAGGTATTCAATATAATACCTTTGATAATATTATAAATAATAATCATATATGCAAATATTGTGGATATGAAAATTTAAGCGATATCAAATTATTATCTCAAGATATTATTATTAAATTATGTAAAGAAAAAAATGTAGTATTTTATAATAGATATTCGAAAAATTATGAAAGTCAAATACAATATTTTTGTGAAAAACATAATACTGAAATACAAGAAATGAGTCTTACTCATTTTAAAGAGAGTAAAATTCCTTGTAGATTTTGTAATATTTCTCAGGGAGAATTAAAGATATCAGAATATTTAAATTCTCAGAATATAAAATATAAAACACAATATATATTTAAAGAATGTAAATATATAAAACCTTTAAGATTTGATTTTTATATTCCTAAAAATAATATTTGCATTGAATATGATGGTCAACAACATTTTGAACCAATTAATTTTAATGGTGATCAAGATGGTGGTATAGGTAAATTTATCGAAACACGAAAACGAGATAATATCAAAAATCAATATTGTAAAGAAAACAATATTGAACTTATTAGAATCCCTTATTGGGATTATGACAATATAGAAAAAATATTAAAGTGTAAAATATAGAATCCTCAGAGACTGCGGGGTGTGTATGGTAACATACATACTGAAGTTGTCCTCCCTGTCTTTATAGACGAGAGTAATATACAGTCCGTACTCACACTATAATTCCCTAAAAATGAAATGTGAGAAGTAGCCAGAAATGACTACTCGCCTACTTAGTGTAGGTCATAAAAGTAACAGATTAGTATGATGAGGAGACTGAAGAATTATCTTCTGATCTTGAAAACATTTCGGGAGATATTTATGATTTAACTAAAGTTAATGGTGGCAAAGGTATTAGTATTTTTACTGATGAGACTAGAACTACATATAAATCAACTTATGAAATACTCAAAGAAATTGCTGGTGTTTGGGATGAATTAACAGATAAACAACAAGCTGACTTACTTGATAAATTAGGTGGTAAGCGTGGCGCTCAGTCTATAGCTGGAATATTGTCTGATTTTAGTGAAGTTGAAAGAGCAATGACTGAAATGGAAAATGCAGCTGGTTCAGCTGATCAAGAAATGGGAATCATCCGTGATTCACTTGAATTTAAGATTAATGCTCTTAAACAGACATGGGTTGGTACTCTTCAAGAAATAACAGACAGAGGAGATATTGGCAATATAGTTGATAAATTAACCGCTATATCTGAAGGACTCGGTGGAGTTATTTCAAAACTTGGTATCGCTAAGACTGCGTTTATTGGTTTATCAACTGTCGTTGGTAGTCAGAAGTTTGGTATATTTGGTTCAAATGGTACTGGCTTTATGAGTATGCTTTCTCAGGCATCTGCTGCAAAAGAGGAAGTATCACAATACAGAGGTGTCTTAGCCGCCCATAATACCTTTTCAAAAATCAATCCTGATTATTTGTTAGAAACAGACTTTTCTAAATATGATAATCTTAGTAATAGTGTTAAGAAGAATCTTAAAAGTATTCAAGATGAGGTAATAAAAACAAAAGGCACTGGAGAAGATGCATTTAATAAAATTGGTGTATCGATGACTCAAGCCGAAGGAAGAGCTGAAGCTGCTACCAGTTCAATTAAAAAGTTTGGTACTACTCTTCTAAACGCTTTTACCTCTTTTGCTATATCTACTGCTATATCTCTTGCTATTCAAGGTATTCAAGATTTAATTAATTCATCTGAAGATTTGGCAAAAGAATCTAGTGATATTGCAAATAAATTTAATCAAGAGAAAACTCAAATAGATGATTATTCTAAGAAGATTGTAGAATTAAAAGGAATTATGGATGATTCTAAATCTTCAACCGAAGATGTGGCAAATGCTACTTCTGAATTATATGATATCCAAAATAATTTAATCAGTACTTATGGTGCATATCATGAAGGTATTGATCTTGTTAATGGAGATCTTGAAGAGCAATTAAGTATTCTTCAACAAATAAATAGGGAAAATGCTCAACAAGCAATTAATGATATAAACGCAAACAGATCAGCACTTTCAAGTGGTTGGAACATTCTTGGAAATCTTGCTGAATATACTGCGGGTACTGTAGCTACTGGTGGTATTGGAAATTTACCAGCACAACTCAGAGGTTTGTCAAAATATTATGAGAACCTGAAGGCTGGAAATGGATTCTGGGATAGTTTTACAAAAACATGGACAGAGAGCGACCTTTACGGAAAAGATATAGGATTAGAACAAGTCGGAAGTAGTGTAAAGCAAATAACAGATTTATATGAAGACTTCAACGCTGAAATAAAAGCAACTGACAATAGCGCAATTAATGAACTCATTGATTCATTTGAAGAGTTTAAAGTTGAAGATGGAATGATAAAGGTTTCAGGTTCAGTAGACGAAGTCAGTGAGGCTGTAGTTAAACTTCAAACTCAATTGAAAAGTTTAGGATACGAAGACGAAAATCTGAATAATCAATTGACTAATATTGCCAACACAGCACAAGAAGTTGTAAGTAATACTTCTGAAGCATACAACACTATTTTATATGATAGAGTTCAGAACGATGCGAATTTATTAAATTATTATTCGAAATTAACAGAACTGTATAATAAATTACAGACTGCACAAGCTGAAGGCGATACTAAAAAAGCAGATCAAGAAGAACAATACATAAAAGATTTGTTTGAGGAAATATATTCCGACGAAAATATAGATCAAAAGTATGTTAAATATTTTGAGAATCTTTATCCTGATTTACAAAATATTATCTCTAGTTGGAAATTCGAAGTTGAAGTATTACCTAGTATTGACCTTACATCTGGATTTACTGGACAACTTGGTACTGAAGATTATTTAAAAGATAATTCGCTAGATCAAATATTATCCGATTATAATCGTCTTATTGCCGAAGGTGATAGTGGTTCAGGCATAACTAACGCTATATTTAAGGCATTGGCTGATGAAGCTGAGAAGGCAGATACTGATGTTGTAACATTAATAAACAACCTTAAGAAATTACCTCAATATAGTGATAGATACTCTTCTCTTCGTCAGTTAATGGGAGATAATTGGAAAGACGAATATGCTGAATCTTTTACTGATTCAGAAATTGCATTATCAGCCGAATTAGCAAAAGAATTTGAAGGTGATATTACATTTGATTATGATTCAATTAAAGAGGAATTATCAAATAGACTAAGTCCTATTACTGTTGAAATTGAACCTGAGATTAGTAATGCTGATGCCGTTGAATCTTTGGATAATCTCGAAGATACTTTTGGAGATTTAAGTACGGCATATCTTGCTTCAGTAAAGAATGAGAATAGTAATGGCAATGTTGCTAACGCCAGTGAACTTCAAGGTGTTACTGATGCATTTGGTGGAGTAACAGAAATAAAAGCAGATACTACTGTTGAGGAAGTTAATGCTCTTTCAAATGCTATTGAAGAATATAATTCGCAGTTAATAGAAAATAAGGGTGATACTAAAGTTGCCCAAGATGCTGCTGATAAATTAGCAACTGCTTATGTTGATCAAAGCGGAATACTTGATAATCTTACTGAGGAAAACAAAGATTATTATATTCAACAATTAAAAGCAAATGGTGTTACTAATGCTGCAGAAGTTGTAGAATCTAGATTAAGCAAACAAGCTAAACTTACTGCTACTAACTTAACATTGTTATCTAAGAAACTTGCATATTATTCTGATGCTATTAATGAAAGTAATAAAGGTACTGATGAATATAATGATGCAATGGAGAGTATAGCTGATACTACTAAAGAATTATTAAGTACCTATGATGATGCAGGAACTGCAATCGTCACACCAGAAATAGATTCTTCATTTATTGAACAAAATCTTGAAGATATTAAAGCAGCTACTGAAGGCGATATCGATGCTTTAGATAGACTACGTCTTGCTGCTGCTAGACTAAATGCTTCAAATGCATACATAGATGTAAGTTTACCATCTGATGTAGTATCTGCACAACTTGATAATATTATGAGCAAAGTTGCTCAAGTTGATGCAATGGATATTGAAGTTGGTGCGTATGTTGATGATGCGGCATTTTTAGCTGAATTATCAAATATGATCGGTAGTTCTCAATCAACCGCTAATGCGGTTGCAGCCGCATTTGAATCAATGGGATATACTGTTGAATGGCAAGACAATCCACATACCATAACTTATACAGAAGCTCAGATTAGTGGTGTTGAAGCTTACAGCACAAGTGCGGCAGCGGCTATGAAACAACATAATGTTGAAGTAAATATGCCAAGTTTGAAAATTAAACGTACCTCATCTGGTTCTTCTGGAAGTAAAGTATCTTACGGTGGAGGAAGTTCTGGTAGTTCTTCATCTGGTGGTTCAGGTGGTTCAGATAGTGGCTCAGATGATACAAGTACAGATGAGGAAACATTTGACTGGGTTGAAGTTGCTATCGATAGTCTTGAACAAGAACTTAACAGACTTGATGAAGCTATTGATGATGTATATGATAATTGGGAAACACGAAACCAAGGTGTATCCGATAAAATCAGTAAGTTAACTGATGAAATAAATCTTCAAACCCAAGCTGCTGCAAGATACGAAGCTGAAGCTGCGAAGTATAATGATATTGGCGAAGAATATATTCAAAAAATCAAAGAAGGAACATTAGATATTGAAACACTTGAGGTTGAAACTTCTGATGATGATTCTGATACACTAATTGAAAAGATACAAAACTATCAAACGTGGTTAATTTTCTAGCCACCATACCGTGTGGGTATGAAAAAGATTATCTAATTGCTGGGAAACCCTAAAGACAATTAAACCACAACGTAAGGATGAAATAAGCCTAAGCGTGATGGTTGTGAAAACAGAAAAAATTAATTGTATAAGACCGTGGAGAAATCCGTTGGTCTTATTTTTATGGGCAATCAGCAGCGAAGCCCCAAATAGGGGAACGTTCAACGACTATTCCGAAAGGAAGTAGGGGTACAAGCGATTGGTACTCCGAAATGGTAAATTATTCAAACTTTTAGAAAGGAGTCTGATGGTTAATTTTGATGATGAAGTAACTGTTAAATGGCATCCAAACAATAAAGAACATTATACATCTTTAGGATATAAATACACTGGCAATGGCAAAGAGTTTATGGTTAAAATAAAAGACTTAAGCAAAGGAAGTAGTTGTAAAATACCAGTTGTATGTGATTTATGTGGAAAAACATTTTATAAAATATATAGAACATATACTACGATGAGCAATCATAATATAGATGCTTGTAATGATTGTAAAACAATTAAATCGCATATGACTCAAATTGATAACAACCAAGAAAATATTATTAACAAAATGAAAAGAGCGTCAGATTTAAAGGGATATAAATTAATCCTAGATAAAGACAAACAGTACACTATGGACTCCAATGTTAAATATGAATGCGGTAAACACGGTATTCAAACATCTCTAGTTGGTAATTATATTAATGGTCATGGTTGTTATTATTGTGCTAGAGAATTAGTTGGTAAAAAAACAAAACATAGTACAGAAAAGTTAATTGAGGTTATTAATTCTCATAATGATAATGTATTATTAAATCCTGAAGACTATAAAGATGCACATACTAAAAACTTAAATATATTATGTGGTTTATGTAAAGAACATATATTTACAACTTGTTATGATAATTATATTAGAAGCACATATAGATGTGAATATTGTTGTAATAAAATGAGTAATGGTGAATTTACTATACGAAAAATATTGGATGCTCATAATATAGAATATGATACAGAAAAAACCTTTTCTGATTGTAGAGATAAACAAACCTTACCTTTTGATTTTTATTTATCTAAATACAATTTGTGTATTGAATTTGATGGAGAACAACATTTCAATTCTCATTATTATGAAACAATGTTTAAGGATAAAGATAAGGCGATTGAGACTTTTAAAAAAGAACAAGAACACGACAAAATAAAAAACGATTATTGTAGAGATAATCAAATAAATCTTCTTAGAATCCCATACTGGGAAGAAAAGTATTTAGAAGAAATAATATTAAATGAAATAAAAAGTTTGAATAAAAGATATAGTCTAATCTCATAGGAAACTATGAGGCAACTTATGTTGCGATTGGCGTAGCGAACCAATTAAATATAAATGGGGAAAAAGCACAAGAAGCCTATGATAATGTCGGTACACTTACTCGTGAATTGGGTGAATTGTATAAGACTGTTTTTGAAAATATCGAATCTGAATACGAAGATATGTTAGATGAGATAGAAAAGAAAACAAGTATTATCGAAGAACGAATCACACGTACTGAAGAACACGGATTCTTTGTAGATGAAGCTTATTATACTCAACTCCTCGAACTAGAAAAGTCAAATTATACTGATTTAGAAAAAGAGAGAGAAAAACTTATTAAGGCTCTCAACAACGCTGTTGATAGTGGTAGAATTAAGAAGGGTTCTGAAGCTTGGTATGAAATGTATCTTGCAATTCAAGATGTCAATAAAGCCATTGAAGAATCTATGACTAATACAGTTAAACTTAATAACGAAATTAGACAGCTTGCGTGGGATAGGTTTGATTGGATTGAGGATAGAATGAATGACTTTGCCGAAGAAGCAGACTTTCTTATTGGATTGCTTCAAGGTGAAGAAACGTTTGATGACCGAGGAAACTTTAATAATCGTGGCTATGCTAATGCTGCCCTTATTGGTGCGAAGTATGATGACGCTCTTGCAGAAGCACAAAGATATGCGGATGCAATTAAAGAGATAGATAAAGATCTTGCAACTAAAGAAGGTAAGTACGACAAGAATCTAATTGAACGAAAAGAAGAACTTGTCAGTGCTTATCGTAGTGCTATTGAAGCTGCCGAAGATGAAAAGCAAGCAATGAAGAGTCTTGTTGAAGAAGGTGTTAAGAAACATCTTGAGTACTTATCTAAACTTATTGATAAGTATAAGGATGCCTTATCAACAATGAAGAGTACATACGAGTACGCTAAGAACATCAATGACCAAACTAAAAATATTAGCAATCTCGAGAAACAGCTTGCGGCTTATCAAGGCGATACATCTGAAGAAACACGTAAGAAACGTCAAGAATTACAGAATCAACTTAATTCCGCACAACAACAATTAGAAGAGACACAATGGGATAAGTATATTTCTGAAACTGGCGAAATGCTTGATAATCTCTATAATGATTACGAAACATACCTTAATGATAAACTTTCTAGTGTTACCGAACTCATGACTAGTATGATTGATATGATCAATCAAGGTACATATACTGTTCCGGGTGCAGTTACTTTAGGCATGAATAGTATTATTGCACAGTTAAGCGGTAATGGTTCTATTGCTACTGCTGTTGGAGATACTACAATATCCATTAAAGATGGAATGGATGAAATTAAAAATGAGTATGGTCTTACAACTCAGAAGTTTGAAGATTTTGGTAATACAGCTAATGGTACTAAAGACATTCTTTCAGCTTGGAGTAATGGAAAATACACAAATGAAAGCACTTTTGTTTCAAAGCTCGATGAAGTTAAAAACAAGTTTTCTGAGGTTACCAATGGTGCTGCTGATACTATTAAGAATGCTATTCTTAGTAAATCAAAAGATATTACTGTAAATGATAATGGTACTGTTAGTGCTACAGATACCTACAAGAAGAATAATGGTAATGGTGGCGGTTCTGGTAATGGTAGTGGTGACGATGACAAAAGACCTGATGGTTATGATAATAGTATGCACATTCATGATGTATTACCATGGGAAGGTCGTGGTTGGTATCAACGAGAAGGAATGTGGCATTACCGCAAAGATGATGGTAGTGACATAACCAGTGAATGGTATCAAGATGAAGACTCGGGTTGGTGGTATTATTTTGATCCGGGTGGAGTTATGGCACAAGACCAATTTGTTGAAGGTTATTGGCTTGATGATGATGGTCATATGATGCCTGATAAGTTCCAATGGCACGGAGATGATTCTAGTGGTTGGTGGTTTGGTACTGAAGATGGTAGTCAATATGTAAAAGGCGAAAGCGTTTATATAGATGGTAAGTGGTATGACTTTGATGATAATGGTTGGATGAAATATGCTAGTGGTTCACGAAGCATCCCAACTAATAGACTTGCATGGACACAAGACGAAGGTCAAGAGCTTATCTATCGTACTACAGACGGTGCGCTTCTTACACCACTCAATCAAGGAGATATGGTATTCACAAACGAAATGAGTCAAAGACTTTGGGAAATTGCGAGTGGTCAGATTCCTATTGGTGGTAACATTGAAGTGCCAATTATTGGCGGTGGTACTACTGCAGGTAATGTAACCGCAAACAACAATATAACTATAGAGTTACCTAACGTACAGAACTATGATGACTTCAAACGAGAAATGAAACAAGACACAGAGCTTGAGAAATTCTGGCAAGAAATAACCATAGGACAAATGATGGGTAATGCTAGGCTTAAAAAGAATAAGTATTAAAAATACATATTTGTACCACCAGTGCGGAGCAATCTGTGCTGGTGGTAATTTCAATATTGGAGGGTAAATTTATGTTTACTATCGAAAGAAGACTTAAGAAGCAAAACGAGAAGCTTCAGAAACGAGTTAAGGAACTCGAAAAGGAAAATTGGGAATTGCGCTCCAGTATAAAGTATTTTTCGGAGCGAGTAAATATACTCAATGAAAAAGAGGAACAATACAATAAGATGCTTGAGGAACTTGAGGTACTGAAGGTTCATTACCAAAAGGCTATCCAACAGGCAAAATCGGTTAAAGGTAAAATAACAAAAGAATTAAACAAAGCAAAAAAAGTAATTAAGTAAGGAGGTGGCATATGATTACCGATTTTATTTTTGACGGACGAACACTCTCGTCTTTCGGATACATTCTAATCTTTGAGAACGAAGAAGATACTATAGATGTATCGAACATTAATTTCGTAGAAATCAAGGGCGCGAGAAATGACCGTAGTTACCGTGCTGGTTACAAATATGAAAACAACTACTCTGCCACCTATACGATTATAAAAAATCCATGCGACAATTCGGATAATTTAGATATGTCGGACGAGGACATTTCTGAGCTTACAAGATGGCTGTGTCGCAAACAATATAAATGGTTTAGTTTTATTGACCCAGATAATAATCAGGTTTGGTATAAGGGATACTTTACTGTACAGAAGAAAGAAATTGGAGATAGTGTTGTAGGACTTTCTATTACTTTCAACACGAATGCTCCTTATGGATTCAGCGGAGAAATCATATCAACATACTTATGCAACGATGATAATGATAGACAGTTTCAACTTATGATCAACTCTGATGAGGAAGGATATATCTATCCTGATATTGAAATAAAGTTACTTGAAGGCGGAGTGTTCCGACTTAGGAATGCAACCGAGGATAGAACTACTGTTCTGCTTAATTGTAAAGAAGGCGAAATAATTAAATTATACGGATATGATTTACAGCAGATAGAAAGTGATAATGAGGATCATGATTACATATATGACTTCAATTATAAGTTCCCACGCCTCCATAACCTTTATACAATCAACGAAAATATTTGGGAGTGTAGTCTCAATTGCGAGATTACTTTTAAATACAGAGAGATAAGAAAGGTGGGATTAAAGTAGTATGCAAAAGTTAAACTATGACTATTACAATAATATAGAAGTCCCAACTTTCGTACTCTCCAATGTTTATCATCATCACATAGGTGTGATAAATAATATTGATATTGAAAGCATACAGTATAGCTTCAACATGAACGCAAGACAAGAAGTTAGCTTTGATATATATAAGGAATTAAATGGAGAAAAGTGCGACCTTTGGGATAAGATTATAGATCTGAAATATGTCTATATTCCAGAGCATGATGAATATTATGTATTGGCGGTTAGTACGGACGATAGTGATAACACAGTTAAGCACTGCTCTCTCACATCGGCTGGCGAGTACGAACTGTCGAACAAGATTATAAGAAGTTTGGAGATTAATACGGAGTCGGATATTCTGCGAAACGTAGATGATGCTAGTAAGCCACCAAATCCTCCATATGCTCCAAACGTACTTTGTAACTTTGATGACCCTGATAACTCTATACTTCATAGAGCACTCAAGGATAAAGCTCCGGATTGGAGTGTTGCACATTGCGATGAAACTATTGCACATATTCAAAGAACATTTACTGTAACGAATCAGAAGATATATGACTTTCTTACAGACACTCTTGCGAAGGAGTATGATTGTTTATTCCAGTTTGATTCTGTAAATAGAACTATCTCCTGCTATGACTTACTGAACATCTGTGAGGATTGTGGTGAGCGTGGCGAGTTTGTTTACGAATGTCCAAACTGTGGAAGTAAAAAGATTCATTACGGTTATGGAAAGAATACAAATATATTTATTACATATAATAACTTCTCTGAGAAGATAACTCGCGATGGTGACGAAGGTGCGGTAAAAAATTGTTTCCACGTTACTGGCGGTGATGATTATATTAATTCTACTATAAGGAACATCAATCCTAATGGTAGTCCATACATCTACAACTTCTCACAGCAAGATTATGAAGATATGCCACCCGCTTTGGTAGAGGGACTTGAAGCATATCAAGCAAAGTATGACGAACTTTATGAGCCATATCAGGAAGTAACTGCTAAATGGTATGATGCGATTAATAACTATTACTTCTATAAGACTTCTATGATGCCACGAAGTGGTGGTGCATTATGGGAGGCTGAGAAGGGATATAACTTAAATGATGAAACGTATGTTAAGACTCTCGCATCTTGGGCATATCTCAAGTGTGTCAAGGCGGGTGTCAGTGGTACGGAAGAATTTGATGCATCTAATGTACTTAATGGACAAATTATTAATGATGGTACTGTTCAATGGCAAGTGTGCAAGAATATTATCACGCCTTCCACTGCGGAACAATCATATAATAATATTGTCACATACTTTCAATCTAATCAGATTTACTTTCTTACAAGTATCCCTACTACATTGGCACAAGTAAATAATGAAGTAATAAATATTTCACAGTTGCAGATTAATAACTTATATAAGGTCAATGTAGTTTCGGACGGCAACAATAAAGTTGAAGGTACTAAATGGTATGGACGACTTAAGGTAACCAACTCAGGTAATGCAGAAGATACTTATA